CTTCCATAGTTACTAAATGAACTGCTTTATTTTTGTTTACCTTATGAGTTTGACATACTATTGGTATCTTACCTGTAGTATTAGCAGCCTTTCTAGCTTGATCTACGGCCTTTAATGTCCTGGAACTAACAACGCTGCCAGCTTTTACTTCACCTGCAAACTTAATTGTTTCTATATCAGGCACATCTCCCGAATGTCTGCCAGTTACTGGTATGCGTTTTGCGTTTACTTTATCTCCACCCAGCTTCTCTCTCCACCATCTCTCCCAGTTTTTCCATGTTGATCTATCCATTGTTTTTCCTCCATACACTACCGAACCTACCATCCATGCTATTGAATCCCTCTTTCTTCTCGCCGCACTTACACTTGCCAATAGACACAGGGCCATTCGGTGCTGGAAATATAAATTTATGTATATGTTCTTTCTTTTTATCTTCTGACATCGTATGCCTTCCACATTGATACGAGTTTACCTTCTGCTTTCTCACCTTGCTTAGACAATACCCTACTCATCACCCTTTGCCCTACTATGTTTGATAGTGCAGCTTCTGGGTTCTTTGCTTGGTTATCTTTGATGTTTCCTGCTACGAGTGTTGGCATGAATCTGTCTGATCGGTGTACTATGACCTCTTGAAGAGTTGTTCTTAGGTAATCGTTATTATCCCAAGAAACATACATTTCATCAAGGATTAACATTTCTTTGGTTAGCAAAGCATCTTTAAATTTATGAACATTGTCCATATCTCTCATCCTGTGACCGAAGATTGTGCCAGTCACATACCAAACATCCAGGCCCGCATTGATAAGTTCGTTGGCTGCCGACTCGCACAAGTGAGTTTTGCCTGTTCCTGTTGGGCCTGTAAGCATAATCAGGTATGGAGTCTTCTTCTGAATCCATCTAGCAACAATGTTCTTTGCGTTTCTACATTGACTCCTGGCTTCAACAGATGTCTGTTTATCAGGGTTGTAGTCTGAAAAGGTGTGTAAGGCTCTGTTTAGACCCTCAAAACCAGCAAGATCATATTTTATCTTTGACAAATCTTGAGCCTGATCCTCTTTGCAGTCTGGACACCTAATGTATTTTACATTCTGTTTGTCTACCTCTGCTGGTCTAAGCCACAATAAATCGTCACAAGTTCTGCATGAGATCAGTTGTGTACGATCATAGCTTGTCGAATATGTCTTCCCCTGTGGGCTTTCCCGCTTCAAGTGATCGAAGTTTAGTTTTTCCATTTCGTTGTTCCTCCTTTTTGCACCAATTTATGAATGCAGTTAATGGTTGTTTGTATTTGTATTTCTTTTCAACCTCGACTGCTGTAAAAAAAGCCAAAGCTGAATTATGCAGAATGTTATCAGAAAATCTTTTTTCTTGCATATCAATCCAATCATCGTTTAAATCTAGGCTCTTAATCTTCTCTAGCGTAAGAACCCAATCTTTTCTTTCTTTATATATTTCTTTCTTTTGATTAAGATTTATTATTCTTTTCTTTTTTGTGTTACTTTTTTCTTTTCTTGATCCATCGGACATAGATGTCCTGTAGTTTTTATTATTGTTATGTCCATCGGACACCGATGTCCTGTGGTTTAGGTTTAAATCTCCAGGCAAATGTCCTACGAATTGAATACAATTTTCATCGTGTTCTCGTGAGTTATCGCCAGTAATTATCCGATAGACATTACCAACATATTTACCTTTTGTTTGAGCCTTAGATATTTGGATAAGATTAAGATCCTGGAGTTGTAGCAGCAATCTTCGTATCTGTCTTTCAACAAGTCCTGTCTTCTTACTTAGAATCTTCTGACTGGGCCAAGCACAAAGACAACCATCCCTAGCGTAATCAAGTAACACTAACAACAGAAGCCTTTGTCCTGACTTTAATCCGTCTAATCTAAATGCCCATCCATGATGAGCAAACGACATTAGAGCTTACCTGTGGCTGCATTTTCAATGGCTTCTCTACAAGATGAATCTAAGTTTGGTCTAGCCAATACCCAATTTGCCCAACCAACATCATTCTTAACAACATCTATAAGTTCTTTACCTTTGTATTCAGACCAGGGAGTTCCCTCTTTACCACCAATTACAACTCTCCAAACTCCATTCTCATCCTCTTTACATGGTGTAAATGGTGCATCAGGATCGTATTGTCTTTTTGGTTGTTCTTGAATCTGATTAGGTTTCCATTCAGATTGTTGTTGTGGTTCGTCTGCATATCTTACAACATCATCATCCTGACTAAAGATACCAAAGCTATTACTTGCATACCTTATCCCCAAGACATAGGCTCTCTTGTAAGCCATAGCCAATCCTCTTTGCCTGGCACCTTTCATGTTGCCAAGTATCTCTCCATTATCCCAAGTACCAACTCCTGTACCCACAACCTTTCCGTCAGACTCAACGATGTCCAAGATGATTGTAATCTTGCAACCTTCACCAAACGGCTCTTCGTTGATTTCTTTTAGTGTTGCGTTCAGTCCAAACTCTTCTGCTAACTTTGCTGCACCACCTACCCAGAGGAAATCTGATGTTTTGCCCTCAATCTTGCCAAAGTCAACACCTTCTTTCATCTGTTCTTTTAGTTTATTGGATCTTTGTAGTTTCGTTTCAACTACAAATTCTCCTAAATCTTCTGGATGTATATCTTTATTTGCCATTGTTTACCTCCTTATTTGCATGGTGTAGTGTTCTTGCAACCCCATCAACAACGAATTGTCTTACTAAAGCTGATGGTGAATTACCTGTTAGCTTGGCTATTGCTTTTAAATCTTCCCATATTTCTTCTGGGAATAGTATGTGTCTTCCTATCATAGTTCCTCCTTCTTTGAAACTTTTATTGATGATGTAATTTTTTTAGTTACCTTGTCTATGTAATCTGCTGTTCTTCCTCCTTGTCTATGAATTTTATTAACTTCAGTTACACTTACCTTTTCAGGTACAGTTTTTATTTCTGTATGTTTAGGAACAATACATCTGTCTAGTTCCTCAGGCTCAACCCACTCCCCTATTGCGGCCCGTAATTCATCAGGTTTAATTATTTTAGTTGATCCTCTTTTAATAACCATGTTGTTACCAATTAACTCACTGGCCCAAGTGTTCTCAGATCGTTCCTCAAACTCAATCTCTATCTCTCTTTCTATTTTTGCTTTATCTTCTTTCATTGATTTCATCATGCTATTGATTGTCTCCAACCTATTAGCAAGAGTATCTATTTCTTGTCTACTTAGACTCATTATTTAACCTCTTTCTTTTTAATTGTTTTTAGTTTTTTTATGTGTTTTTTTACATCTTTATTTAGTTGTCCACTCCAAAAAGCAAGTCTTTTAAGTTGCTCAATATCATCACGCACAACTAATTTAAATGATGTTTCGGTTTGATCTGTTTGTAGTTCAACCCATACGTCTTTAAGTTTTAATTCTACCCAATTAGATCCTGGAGTATTCGTAGTATCAAAAATCCTTTTTGTTCGTGTTCCTAATGAATCCCCAAACCTATCCAAAAGGATTCCTCTGTGGTAGTAGGTACTCATATCTTAAACCTCAAATCATAAGAATCCAATGAAAGCTCTCCTTCAAATTTATCAGGATTTTTTATTGCCCATATCATGTCTTCTGTACTCCCCTTGTAAATACATCTCAAAGGGTGTCCTTCCTTGTGAAAGTAGACTTCCCAATCATCCCTCTCTCCCATACCTAAAGTTTCTCCAGATATTTGTTTCTTTCCCATTATGCTCTCCTGTTCTCGTAGTTGTTTAATTGGATTGAATCTATGTCAGGAGTATCAGGTTTCTCTGGCACTCTTAACTTAACATCACATTGATCCAGAAATCTTACAGCTTGTAAGAGTTGAGGAATCATGATGTCATTTGCTGATGAATCTTGAATCTTTTCCATAGCCTGATTCAAGACATTCAGTATGTATTGTTTTGGTGTAAATGTTAACATTGTATTTACCTCTTCTAGTTAGTTGATTGATTGATTGTGTTAGCTTGTGCTGCTCCTCCAGTTTAAATTGTCTGTATGGTTATATTACATCCATGTCATGTACTGTGTCAAATGTTTTTGTAGCTCTAGTCATTTGCCATTTTGTCATTTGCCATTTTGTCATTTGCCATTTTGTCATTTGCCATCTAATCGTTTGCCTAGATCTACTGGGCCAAAAGCTGATAATTTTCAAAATTTGTCCTGATTGATTTCCCTGATTGATTTCCAGGCAGAGATCCTGGTCAAATCCCTGAGATTGTCCAGGGCAAAAAAATAGGGCAGAATTTTACCTCTGCCCTACCCTTTTTTAGTTATACTCTAAAAGTATTTAGAATCAATCTGAATGACTTTAAAATCTGATAGGTCTCTATTGTCAAAATTGTCATCAATGCACTTTGTATGAATTGTCCAAGAAACCATCATGAGATCTAAATATAAAACAACCTCATCTTTGTTAATTGGTTTTTCACAACTATCACATTGTGAATCTACCTCAACTTTTTTAGGATCAACAAATCTCCACTCCATAGTGTCATCTGTATTTTCGTCATAGTAGGATAGACCATATCCAACCTTTATATATTTTTCGTTTATTAATTTCATTGTTTACCTCCGTGTATAAGACACCTCAAAATTAATCGAGGTGTTTCGGATATTAAACCCTCGTCAGTTATACTTTAGTTATTTCCACATCCATTATGGTTTCCATATCATCAAGGTCGAAAGTTGCCGATTCGCATTCGTCTGAATCAAAATCGTGTTCATCTTCCCCACTATTACAAAGACACATATTAGTTTCCAAAAACTCAAACCATATCTTTTGTAATTCCTCAAACGAGATTTCTTTCTCGTCAATCCAATCGTTTTTGACATTGTATTTAATGTCATCTTGGTCTGAATAAACCACATCTTGGCACACATTACAGAAAACATAAGAGTCATTAATTCCAATGTCTTCCATATTGACCCAATCAACGAAACCGACATCCTCTGTGTTTAAGTCATATTTAACATATGCAATATGTAAAACATCATCATTTCGACAGATTCTGCAAATACTCTTGGATTCTTTACTTTTATTCATAATTAACCTCCTTTATTAATTATTATAGTTACAATCGTCTTGGTGTAAGTCTGCATAAAAGACATCACAATCACAGTCATCCAATGGGCAAGGAAAATCAGAATGATGAAGTTCTTCTATATCTGATTTCTCCAATTCTTCACTTGCCCAACTATCACTGACCATGACATAAACTTTGCCTTTGTATTTCAATGCAGATGGTTTCTCGTTAGTCATAATTAACCTCCTTTGTTAATTTATATATGATCGCAAAATTCTCTACGATCATTAGATATGCAATTTTCACACTCTATTGGTTTTTCTTTTTTATCACAATCTTGACACCAAAACATAAACCCTCCACCTATTGAAAATGGTCTAACTACATCCCCAAAGTCTAAAGTCTTGTTGCAAATTTCACAGATGTTGCCAAAACATATATCTTCTAAAGTAGTCAATTCATAATCGTAATCATTCATTTTATTATCCTTTCTTGAATCCATAGTCATTGAATTTAATCTTATAGTTTTCGTTATGGTGTTCCATACCCAAAAGACTGTTTATGTGATGGATTACTCTGTCAGAGTTACCTCCAATTTCCCAATTTCGTATTTGTTTTTTTTCAAATCCATCTTTGGGGTCATAATTAATGCCATTCTTATAATTGTAGATTGTTCCGACTGAACCATCTTTGAACTCAAATGCCCATTCACACAATATCTTTGCATCATCACTCTCTCCAAAATGTTCTTTGCCCAACTTTTGGACTAGATACTCATAAGATGTGTATAAATGCCCTTTGTTGCTCGTGCCAATGGCATCCACATTCTCTCCATCTTTTGCCACAATATCATCTTCGTAATTGTGTGAAATTTCTATTGATGTTCCACTCGTGATAATGTCTGCAAAAAGTCCACTCCAAATCCCATCATCTATTTTTCTTTTTGTTATCTCATCCCCATTGTATTCATTAGTTACAAGAAGAGTTCCACTTTTTTTGTCGTAATTTAAAAGTAGTTTATATTTATTTTCTTCGTGAATTAATAATTTATCCATGATTATTTAACCTCCTCAAGTCCTACCTCTGTAAGACATCTCAGACAATTTCCAACATTGTCATGATCCCAATCAATTTCCATCCTTTTGTTTGACTGTTGAAGAATGAAGACTTGAAAAGTAATATTTTCACTCTCACAATCAACACATTTCCACCTTTTATTTGTATATAATTTAGTCATTATTTTTCCTCCTTAAGAGATTGGTATAATTCATCGTGTAATGTAAAAGAATTACATTCAATCGTGTAAATTGTTGAAGATATTTTAATATCGTCAACATCTGTTATTTTAGTTCCATCGTGGTTAATTGAATCTAATAATTGAGTGTATGAAATTCCTTGTTCTTCGGATTGTTCGTACAAGAAATTATCAATAAATTCTGAATGTTCTTCGTAGAATTTTAGAAGTTTAGAATTGTAAATAAGTTCCGTACTCCAATAATCAAAATTAGACCAATTAAAAATAATATCTAATATTTGATTTTTTACCTCTGAGAAATCAAAATCTTCTTCCCCTATCCTCATTGAGTGAAATTCATCGTCCATCTCACTTAAGATAAATTCTTTTATCGTATTAGTTTCGTAGTGAATACCATCAAGTATTTCTACTTTATTATTTTTGTAGTTTAGTGTTGTAGTCATGATTACCTCCATGTTAAGTCCAAAGAGATTATTAAATCCTCTTCGGTTGGTTTAATGATTGTTTGTATGTCCATTTTTTTATCCTCTCTTTACTTAGTTAATGGATTGTTTAAAACCATATTACAACCATAAATATACAAATGCAATAGGGTAGGGGATTATTTTACAAAGAAATCTCAGGATCCACCTGGAATCCAATAGCAAATTTTTTTAAAACGGGGCTAGGAAAGCTTTATAAAAATGGGCCAAAAAATATGCCTGGAATGAAACCAGGATGTGTTCCTGATACAACACTCAGGGTGTCATCAGGGTGTCATCAGGATGTCATGGGCTGCAAAAATTATATGAGTAGGGGAGTGATAGGGGAGTGATTTAAAAAGGTCTACCCTACCGATTTTTAAAAATGTTTTTTTTCTTTTTTTTTATTTTTTCTTGTAACCATCTCGGACTCTTATAAGGGTTCTCTAAGAGAGGGGAAACTTTATGGGGAAATAATATTGGTGATCTAGTTTTGTAAGTGTTGTGTTATTGGTTAGTAATCTAAAGTTAATCTTATTTTTAATACATATTTATATATTTATATGTATTGTTTGTATGTGTTTAGATTTGCAATAACTGTCGCCGATAGACCGACTGCTATATATAGTACATGTATGAGGTAGTCAGAGCGTTGAAATACTATTTTTAGATATAGGCCACCCCTTATATATATACCTAAAATCGCTAACTTTTCTAATTATTACAAGCATTGGTATTCCCGACCCTATACCCCTTGCATAATTCTGGCAGCGGAGCTATCCCCACCAGTGAAAGTAACCATGTAGGTCTTGGTCTTTTTTGGGTGACCTGACTCACCTACTCCGTTACTGTGCGGTTACATTAAGTAAAATTAGTGTATACTATTTTGTAAAATTTGGTAAACCAATACTAGACTATTGCCTAGGAGTTCATGTGACTTTAAAAAATATGTTAGCTAAAAGTTCGTCTGGAGTCTCAGAAATAGAGAGACGAGTATTAAAGGCAATCCCTGAGTGGAAGAAGTGGACTAGGCAGCTAAAACAAGTCTATGTACTACTCCCCGTCTTTGGGTCTAGTGACCAAGGTATAGAAGAGATGTGTGATGAGTTTGGCTGGAATAAAAAGAAACTATTTGAAAAGATAGAAGAAGACCAGACATTTAGATTAAAACTTGCACAATACAGAGATACGGACTCCTACCCTATCTTTCCTGGATCTAAGAAAACATATATTAAGAAGTCACATTTAGATACTGTGTATGCTCACGAATCAGCAGTTCTTAGTTTTATGCACTTAGAGAGAGCAAAGGCTCAAGGTAGTGCTGGTGTCAACTTTGCACTTAAGATGATGGCTAACGGGTATTTAGAACACATGGAGCCTGTTTCTTCTAGGCCAGAGATAAAATACTTTTTAGAAGATGAAAGACAACCTGGCATAGTGCAAGACAATGGCCATGTACCAGAAGTTGATTACTCAGGAGACGGACTTCCTAACTTATGAGATGTGGTAAAACATATAAGAGAGTGATTACTATTCGTTGCACAAACGAAATATTCGCAAATGGATTATGTAGAAAACACCACTACTATCACATAAAAAAAAATGGAGTAAGACATGGCTAACCTATATGAAGCGTATCCTTGGCAAAAGGAAATGCACGAGTCAAAAGCTAAAATTAAATTTGTACAGGCTGGAAGACGAGCAGGTAAAACTAGATCATCTCTACAGGAAGCACTTAGGCAAATCAGAGAAGCATCAATAAACCCTATTGTGTTTCCAGGCAAGAAAGAAAAGTTAACAGCAGAACAAGCTGGACTTGTACCTCCCATACATATATGGACTGTTGCACCTACAAGAGCTCAGATGTTACAGGTATGGAACGAGATGCAGGCATTTATTCCGAAACACATAGTTCGTAAAACAAGAACCAAAGCACAAGCTGGTGGTAGAGGTGGAGGATTCAAACAAGATGACCTTCATGTTTGGTTAGATTTAAAAGATGAGAAAGGCAACTGGTTACCCAACAGATGGAGACAATCTGTATTTTGGGAACTCAAGTCTGCTGACAACCCAGAAGGATTACAGACTGTAGGTCTTGATTTTCTTCACATGGCCGAATCCCAAGACATCAAAGAAGCTGCGTGGAATAAGGTCAGACCTACGCTTAACTCACCAGGAAGACTGGGTAGGGCCATTGTTGAAGGTGTTCCTCCTGAAAGTTCTCAGCATTGGTTTGCCAGAAACTTTAAGATAGCAAAAGAAAATCCGTCTACAAGAAGACAGGCTTTTCACGCATCAACCTTTGACAATCCCTACCTTACAGAAGAAGACAGACTTGAGATAGAGGAAGAGAAAGCATCACTTACTGAGGGAATATGGGAGAGATTCTACATGGCAAAGCAACCAGAGGGTGCAGGTAACTTTTTCAGAAACATTACAAAGGCATACACTAAAGACGCATACGAACTTATGCAGCCACTTGAAGAAGCAAGTTATGTTGCAGGTCTTGACTTAGGTAGAGCTAACGATCCAACAGTTATGATTATCAAAGATAGAGTAACAAGAACATCTGTGTTTGCTGTAGAACTTGCAAAGACTGATTGGTCGTTGCAGGTAGAAACAATCAAGAATGAAGCTATTAGATGGAACATAGAAGAGGTTTACATGGACTCAACAGGTCTAGGTGGTAAGTTGGGAGAAGATGTGCTGTATCGTGAACTGCTTGAACACTCTATTCCTGTGATTGGTTTTAACTTTACACCAAGTAAAAAGTATCAGTTGTTCTTAGATTACGCATTGTCACTTGAAAAAGAGACTGTTGCATTTCCACAGAGTTGGGGTAAACTAATAAGTCAGTTAGAAGATATTGCTCATAGGGAAACGGCAAATCGAGGTCACCAGTTCTATTCGGTGTCTGGAGGTAGGGATGACTGGGTTGATGCAGAATGTTTAGCCTTAATGGCTTGTGATCCTGCACAAGAAGTCATGGAACTACTTACAGCTCCTAGATCAAAACGAGGTATTAAACCTCTAAATAGCAACTACAGAAGCAAGGGTTCGAGGATCTTGAGGTGGAGAGAAGAGAGAAAACTCCTTGCGATGGAAGAAGAAGGAACTAAAGCCTTATGACAATGAGTTATGGTTCGGGTGCAAACAGCAGTGTCAATCCTGAAGAAGAGATAGCACGAGAAGGTGCGAATCCGTTAGAAGAGCCTTTACTTACTATTGAGTGGGTAGAAAGCACGCTTGAAAACGGAAGAAGAAAATTTGACACATTCTACGACAACTGCGAAGAAGCCGAAGATTTTTATTTATCAAACTTTGATTTTTCAGTTCCAGAAACAGGTTCACAGATAAGACTTGGAACTGCAAGTTCAACAATCAACACACTTGTTGCTCATGTCACTCCACAATTTTTAGATATATCAGTACCTCCGCCTGGCCCGAAAGGTCAAGCGAGGGCAGAACTGCTTGAGAAGTTTCTCAGGGGTGCGAATCATATGCTTGAGCAGTTCTCACCAACAAGAAGAGAAACAGCAAAACACATGGCACTTTATGGAGTTGCCTTTGAGAAAACAGAGTTTGCTGCCAACAGATGGGAAGAGTTCCCTGAACCACCAGAAGATGGTGACATTGGTGATTATCAAGAGCAACTACAAGATGTACTTAACAGAAGAAATATAAACTGGCCTATAACCTCAACTTGCGTAAACCCCAAGATGATGGTTTGGGATATCAACAATATACAGAACCCAAGGTGGGTGATGCACTTTTACGAAATTGATGCGTCATGGGTGAAAGCTCACTTTCCATCATGGGATGGGCCTGTAGAAGGAACAGTGGAATTTGTGGAAACCTGGACTCACAGTCAAGTATGTTACATGGCTGAGGGCAAATTCGCATTAGAGCCGAAGCGACACGGCTACAAGACTTTGCCTTTTACAATGTACTGGCCACACACAGGTCTTATGAGTGACGGGTATGATCCCGAAAAACTCTACAGAGGTATACTGCATGGTAACTTTGATATGCTTAGAGCAGAATCAAGACTTGCATCGCAGTACCTTGATATTGTTGGAAACAGTGCTTGGCCTACTAGAGACTTTAGAGGGCCACCTGGTATTACAGAACAGGTAATGGAACAGTATGAAGAAACTCCTGGTGCTAAGAACTTTTTACCTCAAAATGTAAACATTGAAAGAGCAATCACACCAGATCCACCAAGTTCTATTGTGGTTGCACAACAGATGATGCAACAAGCTATTGAGGATAATACTGCACCTGCCGTATCAAGAGGTCAGAGACCAACTGGTGCCGCAAGTGGTTATCATACGGCTGTTCTTGCAGGTATTGCTGCACTTAACTTTGGTGCGTATGTAGAAGCAGCACAGAGAGGATTACAAGATAGAAACGCAATCATATTGCACATTATTGAGAATGTAATTCAAGACAAGGTAACTGTATTCGGTAAAACAGAAACAGGCCCTATGGATGCAATCATAAGACCAAACGATATTAGAGGTCACTATGTAAACATGGTACAACTTACTCCTACATCTCCAGAAGAACAGGAAAGAAAACTAAATCTTTACAATAGTCTTTGGAGAACAGGATTCATTGATCAAGATACTGCACTTAGAAAAGCTGGTGTGTCAAACGCACTTGAAGTAAGATCTAAGTTACTTGCAGAAGGATTCTTGAAGAGTGAGCAAGTCCAACAAGTATTGCAAGGTGAAGCCGCTAGAAGAGTACCAATACTCCAACAGTTAGTTGAAGCAACTGGTATGTCATCTGGTCAAGAAGCCGAACAGATTGCTAGAAATATTTTAAATACACAAGGTTCAACACAATTACCAAACGCTGGTAATTTTAGCACAACTAACCAACCTCAAAGATCTCCTGCGACAGAAAGGGCAAGAGTAGAGACGAATATAAGACCTGTAGTTCCAGGTAGTTTAAGAGAACAAGAATTAGTCGGTAGACAGATAGCATCACCTCGTACTGGTAATCAAAGAGTACAAGGTAGAGATCTACCACCAGGATTAGGACAGTAATGGCAGCAAAGAAAAATACATCAATAGATATTGCTTTTAGTGAATTTGACACTATGGTAGGAAAGTTTTTTGAACAATCAAACATCACATTTAAAGATGTTGTCAAACCAGATATGCCAAAACCTAAAGCAAAAAGGAAGCGAACACCCTTGAATATGAACAACAACCCATTTAGGATATAGATATGAAATTTTTAGTTACATACACAAACGGAAGACAGTTTCCTATTGAAGTACCAGATGAAGCACCACAAGGTCAGTTTGGTTCACCACAAGCACGAGCAGCACGAATTGCAAATGAACTTGCACAAGAAGCTGGTTTGGCAGTGCAAAGAGTAAATGTTGTTAATGAAACACCTTTGGGAACTGGCACACAAGAAACTGTTGGTAATGTAATATCAGTCGGTGGCAGTCCTTTTGGGTCTGAGAGGTCAAATGTTCCAGAAAGCGTTTTGCAGTCAGGTGATGTGTTAACTACTCAAACAGGTTCTGGCCCTATCATTGAAGATACTATGGGAGAATCAGCAAGTCTTGCTGAAAGTTTTAGAGAGCAAGAACTAAGAAGATTACTTGAAGAACAGCAAAGACAACTTAATATTGACAGGCAGAGACTTGAACAACAGAGACAAGAAGATCTTGATGCTTTGAGAAGACAACAAGAAGAGTTTTTGGAAAACCAAAGACAACAACAAGAAATTGAAAGACAGAGAGATAATGTCGATGTCCAGATAGAACCACTTACAGAAGATTTCTTTGATTTTGATCCTTCACAAGCTTTTTCACAGTTTCTTGCAACTGCACCTACACTTGGCATAGCAGTACCAAGAGACGAAAATGGTAACCCAATTAGGCTCACAGCAGAGGACTTACCAGGGTTTCCACCAGAAATATTAAATCCTAATAATTTATTTATAAGGGTAAGAGAAACAACAGTAATTGATGGTGAGCCTATTGAAACTTCAAGAGTTATTACAAATCCAGCAGTTGAAGTTCTAGTAAATAACTATGGTGAACAACTTAGAACTACACTTAATTTACAGGCATCAGCAGATGACATTATTCAAGCACAAATAAGTGCAAGTGGTGGTTTAGTAGGTGGCCCTGCAGGAAGTTTAAATATTGACGAACTAGAAGATATAACAAGAGCAACTAGAGCCTTAGAATCATCAGGAGGAAGACTAACATCAAATCCTGTTTTTGATGAACAAGGTAACAGAACAGGTAGGTTTGAATTAACAACCACACCTCTTGCAGATCAACAGTTTGCACTTGATCAACAAAGAATAGATGAAGAAACAAGAGCAAGAGAACAAAGACTTGCAGAAGAAGCTTTAAGGCAATCTGGTGGTTTAGTAGGTGGTTTTTTTACACCAGTTACTGATCCAGAGACAGGTATTCCTCTTGAAGATGGTCAACAAAGATTTGTGCAAGGATTTACACCACAACAGATTTTACAGAGACAAGAAGAGGAAGCAAGAAGACAGAGAGCTCAAGAGTTAGAACTTGCTAGACTAAATCAATCTGCTGAACAATTTAGAAATGTTGCAGATTTGTATTCTAACCCAGCACAGTTGGCTGCAATAGTAGCTTCTGGTGGTTCACCATTACTTAGAGGTCAACTGCCATTCTCTGGTGCATCTGTACCTATTGGTATGCAATCTGGTGCTATGACACCACAACAAACAACTTCATCTCCTTTTATGGTGACAAATCCAAGCGGAACAGTGTTTGATCCAAACTTTGTACCTGTTGGTGGAAGAACAATAGAAGGTGACTTAAGAAGACAAGAATCAAATCCTTTTACAATGAGAGATTTTTCTGGTATTACCGAGGACAGACTTAGAAATTTATCTGACATTGAACTTGCAAGAGCTCAGGGTGAAGCTGCAGCACAAGGTATAACACCATCAGGATTAGAGGATATTGCTGCAAGAAACACACCAGGTGGCCCTCTTGACCTTACTGGTTATTTAGCACCAAGAACATTATTTAACTAGGAGAGTAATGACAACTCCAAGATTTAGATTCGGTAATCAACAAGGCAGAAGGCAAAGACCTGAAGAACTTAGAGCCTTAGTTAGAAGAGCTCAACAAGTAAAAGCTGCTAGAAGAGCTGAAGAGATCTCAAAACAGATTCCAAACATAGAACCATCTTCTCCTCTAGGTAAAGAGGGATTACAGAGCCTTAGAGAATCTCAGACACCTTTAACACCAAAAGAAGAAAAAAGTTTCTTCGACAAGACTATGGATGCAATTAGTTTTACTGGTGATGTCTCAGGTGCGGGAACTTTAAGTTTATTATCAAGAGTACCACTGACAAGAAGACTGATTGAAGAAAGTACACTTGGTCAAACAAGTAGAGGTGGTAGAGGAAGTGACACACCATTCTATAAAAGACTTACAGACAGAAGAAGAGAACTTCAAAATGAAGGTATGTCATTTGTTCAAGCATCGAGAAAAGCATACCAAGAAGCCAGAGACGATAAAGAATTTAGAGTTGGTGTTCCAACTGTAACTGAAATAATTACAGATCCTCTTAACTTTATTGGAGTCGGTGTTGTAACAAAGGTTGCAAAAGGTGTATACAAAGGAACTAAACCAGCATTAGAGATAGTTCCTGGTGCAAAAAGATTACTTTCTCAAGGTGAAATACTTGAAAAAACACTTGAAACTAAAATCAAAAAATTCAAAGGTGACAATATACAGAAACTTGCTAATCTTGTTGAGACTGCACCATTTATTGGTAAGTCTCTTGCAAAAGTTTTTACTACAAGAGGAACTGCATACAGAGATTCGCAAGATGTCATTGGTGCTTCACTTGCTGAACACAACATAAAAAATGCTCTTAGAGAATCTCAAATAACTGAAGCTATGGCTAACCTCACACCTGCAGAATCAAAAATTAAATTTGGAAATATTGGTTCAAGAAAAACATTTGGTGAAAGACTTTTTGATGTTGACAACGCAGGAAGAGTTGAGATTGAAGTTGTAAACAAAAATATAAAAGTTGGAAATACAGTCGTAAACCCTACAAAACTAAAAGCAGATATTGATAAATTACCAAAAGATAGAGACATTCCATTTCAAGTTGCAGATAGAGAGTCACTGACAAATGTACTTGAAAAAATGTTTCCAGTCGTTCTTAAAGGTGAGTCTTTAGATCAATTTGCACAAAGGTACATCAAAGGTAAAAAAATTAGTGATGCAGCATTTAGAACTAAATACAAAACAACAAGAGAAAATTTTGGTTGGATGAATTTACAAGCAGATGATTTACGAGAGTTTGCAGCATTTAGAAAAATAAACGGGAAAGATTTAACACCTGACCAGTTACTTTATACTAGAAATCTGTATGAGTTAGTAGATGATGTTGCAAGGCAAATGGAAAATGCTGGTGTGCGTTTTGAAAGAGTTGGAGTTGGTTTTAAAGTAAAGGATGACGCAAATGCTTTAACACAACTTAGAAGATCTTACTTTCCAAGAACATTATTATTTGAAGGCATGAGGGTTGCAAGAGATAAAGCTGCAACAAAAAATTCAAGTAGCAGATTTGGTGGTACATTTAGGTCAACTAAAGAAAGAAAATTACTTGATGATTCTGTGTTTGAAAGCGAAATAGATGATTTAGTAAATGCTGATTTAATTAAGGTTGGAAACTCTATTGACGGAAGTATTGAAGCTTATCTTAGAGGTGCATTTAAAGCTATTGATGATGCTGATCTTGTTAAAAATGTTAAAGCTGAACTTAAAAAGAAAAATGGTTTTTCAATAAGAGCATCAAACAGAACTGCAATATACAAAGAGATTGACGAAGTATTAGCAAAAACAACAGAGCCAACTGCAAAAGATTTAAAAGAGTTAGAAGATCTCATAGATAAAAACGGACTAACTAGGCTTAAAAAATTTATAAATGAAAAAGATGGATTAAGAAAAATAAAATCAAACCTTAAAAATTTTAAAAGAGCAAAGATTGTTGATGGTGTAATTGTCGATCCAGAAACAAAACAAGGAAAAGAATTTTTAAAAAGAATGAAAGGTCTTTTAAATGATGATGTTGTAGACAAAGGTTTTCTTGGATTAGCAGCAAAAACTGGTGACATAATAAGAATAGGTAAAACAGGTCTTGACATAGGGTTTTCTCTAATTCAAGGTCTTCCTTTACTTGGTGTTGCATCTGCAAATATATTTACAAATCCAAAAAGAGCAGCAGATCTTTATGCAACTTGGGGTAAATCAACTGTCCAAGGATTTAAATCTTTATTTCAAAAAAATTCTATGGAAGCTTTTATGAGGGAAGCTGCATCAGAGATTATTGAGATTGATGGAAGGCAGATAAGTATGCTAAGACTCTTCGTAGAAAATGGTGGACAACTAGGAAGAAGAGCAACTGATATATTTCAAGCAACAGACAATTCTTTATTTAGAGGGGATTTTACTGGTAGTCAACTTAAAAATGTGGGTCGTGTTGTACTCAATCAAACATTTGGTAGAGCTGAAGATGCCTTTACTCACGCATCGGATGTTTTGAGGATAGAGGGTTTTAGAAACCTATGGAGAACATTTGCAAAAGAACCAGATGGACTTGTTGAACTCACAAACTTTTTAAATAAATCAACAGGTGCATTAAATCCACTTGAACATGGGATATTGCCTAGACAACAACAAATTGAAAGAATGTTTTTGTTTTTCTCACCAAGATACACAAGATCATCATTATCACTTCTAACTGATTTAGCAAGAGGTGGTGTTCAAGGAAAACTTGCAAGGCAATCAATCGCAGGTATGGCAGGTTTTGGATTAGGTGTTTATCTTGTAGCTTGTGAACTTTTAGGTCAACAGGCACAACTTGATCCAACAAAAAGTGGTTTTATGCAAGTAAAAATAAATGACGACATGGTAGGTTTTGGTACTTTTTGGACAGGACTTGCAAGAATGGTTGTCGGTGTAGCTGATGATATTAATCCATATTCAATAGAAACAGTGCTTGATCAACAACGAGCAGGGCCTATAGAAAACTTTGTTTATTCAAGGTTTGCATCTGCTCCTTTAACTGGCCTTGCAAGAGACATTTTTAAACAAGAAACATTTATTGGAGAACAACTTGAAAGCCCACTTGATTATGCAAAACACATAGCAAAGTCACCACTACCTTTTTGGCTAGAAGGAGCTCTATTTGCTGATCCTTATAGATCTGGAGGAGCAGGTGTTGCAGGTGAGTTACTTGGTTTTAGGACTACACCAGTAAGCATTTACAGAAGAAGAAATCTTAGAAGAGACTCAGTTGCAGAAGATAAGTTTGGTAAATTGTATGCAAACTTAAATACATTACAAAAAAGAGAAGTTGATGAGGATGAGATAATAAAAGACTTGAAAGAACAAATAGATGAAACACCTCCAGGCAGAACAACTGAATTAAATACCCAACAAGAAATTTTTTACAATGAGCAAGATAAAATCTCTGATATTTATATGAATGAACTAATGGAAGAAGTCTCCTACTTGGGCATTGATGGGTATACACACGCAAACCTTAGAGAAAACTGGAATGAAATCAAAGCTGAACAAAGAACAAGAAGAGAAGATTTAGAATTAAGAACACAACCTGATGGCGATTTACCACTTATGGAAGCCTATTTTAAAGATTTAAAGGCAAATCAAGATGATAAAAGACAACCTGAAGATCAAATAGTTGATTTGTATGTATCGCAAGTTTTAGATGCACCACACCTTGACAGTCCAACAGGATATAACTGGAGAGAAAGAGACAAACTGATTGCAGAGTTTATTCAAAAGTATGGTACTGAAATGTTTAATTACGCAGTAGCAGCGACAAGAAGTGGCAGAAAACTTCTACCTGTAGAACAAGAATATTACACAATGAGAGAAAAATACGCTTTCTATTGGGAAGCATCTGAACAAGCAGTCATTGAACAGCAAGATGATCCTCAAAGAGCTCAAGAATTGCTTGACGAATATTATAGAGTCGACACAGACCCACACAGAGAAAGAATGGAAAACGATGAGTTGATTGGGCCTACTATCAAAAAGTTATTGAGAAACATTAGTGGCGTGAAAAAAGAACTAAGGAAAATGAATCCTGGTCTTGACGGATATTTATTTAGATGGGGATTTACTTCAACGCTACTACACCCTAGTAATCAATCAGGAGATGCTCTGAACTTATGGAGAAGTAATGACACTCTTGAAGAAGTACAATATGACAATAGTGAAAGACAGTTGACACCAAGAGACAACTAATGTTATTTTTAAATAAAATGTCCTACGGACAAAAAGTCCGATAGTAGAAGGAGTTACGGCTCATGGCAGACGAAAAAGAAGTTACGGCTTCTGAAGAACAACAAGAAACTGTTACGGCAGAAGAACAGCAGATAGCTGAAAAAGTAAATGATGCTGCAACGACACCAGTAGAAGCTCAAGGGCAAGAAGAGGAAGTCAAAGCAGATGAATCTCTTACACCTGATAAGATAGCAGAAATGACAGCAAAGGCAGCAGCCGAAGCCAGTAAAGAAGCACTTAATTCTTTTCAAGGTAGATTTGCTAATTACACAGCAAGTCAACAAAAAGAGATACAGGAGATGATCGATAAAAGATTGGAGCCTGTTATTAAATTTACTGAGAGTGTTGAGAAAGCTCAAGTTGAACAACTTGATCCAGAACAACAGGTTGAGTATTACAAGGCAAAACTTGAAGAGAAACAAACTCCTGCACAAGAAGTGCAACAAGATAGTGGACTTTCTCAAGAGCAAAAAATCCTTGCAGATACAACCAAGCAAATGATTCAAGACTCTGGTCTAAATATAGCAGAGACTGATGAAAAGGTTTGGAAAGGGTGGAATCAAAATATGTCTACGGCACAGTTGATAAGACTAGCTCAGAAAAATATAGACGAGATGACGAAACCACAAAAACCTGCTGAACAAGTTACACAACAAGAGCCTACTCCTCAAGCTCAGACACCACCGAGTACGAGCTCTGCTCCGAAAGCTGGAAGTAGCAGAGTTTCAACTTTATCCGATTTATCTCAAATGATGGCTTCAGGCCAAATAGATGCTACACAGTATCGTGCAGCAAAAAGTGAAATAAAAAATAAAGGTTACGCAAACCTATAAAGAAGGATAAATAATGGCAACAGGATTGACTTTATCGTCAAGTTCTAGTCTATCAGATCAATCTAGTATTGTGATCGCAGCAGCGATTTCAAACATTGAACCTGCTGGCCCTACAAACCAGTTGGTATCTAGGTATGATATTCCTCAAGGTTCTAAACAAGTTAACATCCCTATCTGGGGTAGAAACGATGCAGCAGCTTTATCAGAAGGTGTGGACATAACAACTCCTCAACAATTATCTGTAACAGTGACTAGCATAACTTCTTCTGAACACGGAATACTTACATTCGTATCTGACAGACTAACTAGACAAAATAACGAAGACATACTTTCTCATGTTGGAGATGTACAAGGTGGAGCTTTAGGTAGATTACTTGAAGACGACCTTATCACTCTATTCGATGGTTTTTCAAACTCTATCGGAAGTGCAGGAAGTAACTTAACTTACAGAGATATTGCAGGTGCAGTATCTTTCTTAAAAACTGACAACAACTCATCTTTTGGTATGGCTCCTGGTACACCAAATGCAGTAATGCACCCAGAACACATCAGAAGATTTGTACAAGAAGTATCATCTATCCAGGCAGGTGGTTCAGGTATGGCTGCTCAACCAATTCCAGAAGGAATTACAGCAGAAGTTATTCAGAACTACTTCCGAGGTAACGAAAGAGCTTTCGGTGTTCCAGTATACCAATCAGGTGTAATTGGAAGAGACGGCTCTGGAGACGCTAAAGGTGCTATCTTCGTTCCACAGGCTTTGGCTTTGGCTATGGCTCACGAAATGGAAGCTGAAGAAGAAAGAGATGCTTCATTAAGAGGTACAGAAATGGTAATGGTTGGTGAATGGGGAGAAGCTGAAGTAGCTGACCCTTGGGGTGTTGAAATGCTAGGTGCGGCAGACGCACTATAGGAGACTGAATGACTACTGAGCAAGATTATTATGTAAAGAAGATTGAGAATAATGACGATCATCTATACACAACTATCTTTGATTCTATAAGTGGAGATCCCTTTAAGGTGAAAACCGACAGAGTAGGTCACTACTTATCTAAGATGAAAAGACAATCAAAGCTCAGTGGTGAAAATTTAGTTTTCACTGGCAAATGGATACCAGCATTTGTCAAAACAGAAAAAGAAATAATTGGTTCTCCGTCTTCCAGTTTGACTGAAAGGGTTGCTCCTTTGGGTCAAGTTAAAGCTGGGAAACGCAGAAGAGGTAGGAGAGGTAGAAAGAAATGACTACTACAGTTCAATTAGACAGATGGAATACGATTGTTAAAGAAATCAAATTTGACAACAAGTGGAACGAAACTCTTAAGAATTATCTGAAAGAGCAGAAGTTAGACAAGTTGCCAACTCCTGAGTGGACAGAGAACGATCCTACCATGGCTTACATATACCTGCCTACAAGAGACCTTAAAGGTAATCTTGTTAGGATGGACAAAACCAAAGTCAGGATGTTTCCAGAGAGCATCGTTGGGTATCTTGAGAAAGGCGGACTGATGGAGCTCCCTAAAAAGGTTGAAGCACCTCAGAGATCGCAGAAGAAAGAGCAGCTCCCCAAGATGGAAACGGAGAAACCAACACTTGATAAAAAACTTGAAAATAAAATAGGAGACCTAAAAGATGAGTAACACTATGGGTAACAAGTATGAATCATCCAATGCAGAGACTCTATCTGGAGCTAAGAGCTTAGCCGTTACAGACGCTAAATTTCAATTCTTAGACCCAGGAGGTTCTGCAAGAAACGTGGATCTACCTGACATGAGAACTCTTACTACAGACATTAACTCTGAAGGTACGGGTGATGCAGGTACAGACAGATACGCAGACACTCAAGGTGGATTCTTTGTAATCAGCAACACTGCTGATGCAGCAGAAGTAATCACTGTGAGAGGATGGAATGGTTCATCTACTACAGGTACAATTATGACTCCAACCCAAAATGAAACAGCAGTCTGCTACTGGACTGGTGCGACTAACGGATGGATCGGCATAGCTGGATCTGACGCATAATAAATGAATAGTTGTGGTGAGGGTCTGAGTTAAAGTTACGGAAATTTAATTCCTTTGACCCTCACTGCATGAGGAGAAAATATGGCATTAGGAAGCGAAGTCAATAAAACAGTTGCAGGTACAGCAGTATCTTTGACTGTTCCAGATGGTACGAACTATGCAGTTATGAGTATTGAGACAGCAGCAATCAGAGTAAGGCACGATGGTACAGCACCAACAGGAACAAATGGAGTTCTCGTAACAAACGGAGAATTTTTAGAAATTTACGGAGAAGACACTTTAGACCAGATACAGTTAATTAGAGACACAAGCACAAGTGCAGTTGTCAATGTAGCTTATGGTGTAGACAGCAGTGGTCTTCACGGCATTAGAATTAGTAAATAATGGGAAAGTATACTAAGTCTAACAACAATAATATTTTTAGAGATAAACCTGAGATTGCCGTCTCAGAACATACTGTTGAAAAAGATGGTAAGAAAATGAAGATGGTAATCCCTGAAGGTAAGATTGGATATGGAGATGTTGAATCACACGCACAGATTGCAGGTGACTTGGCAAACAAACATTCTGGAGACACCAAAGCAGGAGAAAGGGTTTATGAAGAAGTTCGGAAACAGAGAGAAGAAGATAACGGATCTTCTGTAGAAGAACATAAACTTAAGATGGCTGTAAATAAAATGGCAAGTAGAATGCCTGTAATGCAGCAGTTTAAGATTGTAGATAACACTGGTCAGCATATTGCAACCGATTATCTATTTATGAAAACAGAACAAAGTGGCCTTACTAGACCTCTTAAGATAAGAGTTGATCGTGATGGTCGCACATCGGAGATACCTGTATAGTGGCAACAACAACACTTGATAATTTATTACCACAGTTTGGTAGAGCTATTGGAGCCTTCATTGGTTCTTTTACTACTACTACTGCTATTGCAGCAAACACATCAGTAGTATCTACGGAGCTTACTGATTCTGGTTTTAACAATGATGATGCACTAAATGACACATTTATAAAGATTACAAGTGCTAACAATGATGACACTGTAAGGCGTGTAACGGACTATACAGCGAGTTCTGGCACAATTACTGTATCAGGTACTGCTTTGACATCAGATAGCAGCACACAGGCTACATTTGAGATTTACAGATATGACCCTGATCAACTAAGAGATTCTCTAAATGATGCAAGGTTCAATGTATTTCCAAGACTATACAAAGAAGTAAACGACAGAACTTTATGCCTGGCAGACACACAGAACAAGTATGCAAGGCCTTCATCTATTGCACCAGGATATGTAAGACAGATATATGAAGAGTCAAGAATAGATGCTCAAAGCTACGGAAACAATATTGTAAACACACTAAACTGTGACTTTGAAACATGGACAGACTCAACTACACCTGCTGACTGGGTAAACTCAAACTTTACAAGTATTACTCAAGAAGAAGAAACTACATCACCAGATAACTACATGGTGTTTTCGGGCTCTAATTCAGCACAGTTTCAGGTACAGGCAAGTGCAGTTAACACAGCTTTACTTACAGTACCTAGTGGAACTAACTACAAAGGTGAAGAAATAAATGTAGGTATATGGGTATATTCTAAAACTGCAAGCAGAGTATCTGCTGCAATACAGATTGATTCAGATTCCATATCAACAGGAACTACCCACTCTGGAGGTGGATGGGAAAGACTTACCCACACACTAGATGCAAAAGACTTAGACACAAGTATAAAAGTTGGTCTTCATGTAACAAGTGACTCTGATGCTTTCGTTTTCTATGCAGACGAAATGGTAGCAACAGCAGGACAAAGTGAAGTACCTAGTTTACTTGGAGCTCCTTTGCTTGACTGGAGAGAAGAAGGCGACACCATAGTTATAAAAAGTTCTATCTCTAATAGTGATAGAAGTCTGCATGTCAGAGGAATGGGTTTGCTTTCTTCCGTGTCCTCTGGCTCAGACACAATGGAAATAGACCAACAACAAGCAAGATTGTTAATAAATCAAGCAGCAGCATTATGGTTTCAACAAGACATAGATCAACTAGACATAGCAGATTTAAATGCTGCACAGAGAAGACAGACACACTTTCAGAACCTTGTAAACCAAGGACATGGTGGTATGGCCCCTTTAGCTTTAAAGAAAGGTGTTGTAAGCAGTCTTAACGGAGGTTACTAATGTCAACAGCTCCGTATAGTTCAGATATTGTATTAAGCAAAACAGATGGTTCTACTAATAAAGTAGGACTAAAACTATATAGAGATGCACCGAATGTACCTGGAGGATGGAGAATAGATCATGTGTCACCTGCACCTCCAAGACAGGTTAGCGATTCGGCAAACTACCAACAACAATCTCCTGACATAGGATTAGTTCTTGACCAAGACTCTTGGCATAGAGGATTTGGTGCATCAACAATATCTAGGTTCGGAACTGCAACAGAAGCAAACAGAGCAAGGGCAAGGTATGGATATTCAGATGGTGTACTTGGTATGTTTAGAGGTGAACTTGTACTAGGATACCTGCAAGATGAAACTGACATATTGATAAGAAACGGAAGATTTGAACAGGTTGCAAGTGACAGTTCTTTTGATTTAACAGATTATGCAACTAACAATTCCACACTGACATCTCAAACAACTTATGTAAAAAATGGTAGCCGAGGTGGTCAGATAACTGCGACTGCAAATGGTGGTTATATAGAGCAAACTATAAACAGTCCGACATTATTTCAAAGTAAAAAAGTTTTTGCTCATGTATATTTACGAAGAATATCTGGTTCAGGTAATGCAAAGATACAGATTGTAGACTCTGCTGCTACTGCATCAGGTGATGAAATAACAAGCACATCAGCTTTTGCTGCATCTCAAACCAACATAACTGTTGACGGAAGTGCATCAAGTCTAAAGGTAAGAATAACTTTGTCTACAAGTGGAGATGTTTTTGCTATTGATGATTTAGCATTTTTCCCAGAAGGTGGCACAACATGGACAGAACCACAAGAGTTTAGCAGTAATATTTACGCAGCTTGTGGTAGAGCAATCTATAAATGGGATGATGGTAACGAAATATGGAACGCAGTATATGTAGACGGATCTTTCGCAATCACAGACTTAATTAGTTTTGATGGTGCTTTATATGCAGGTAGAGGTACAAGTGCAAACTATTTAAGAAGCACCGATGGCACTACATGGTCAAATCCCTCTACAAACAGTGGTAACGGAAGACTTGCTGAGTTTTTTGCAAGAGCTCGTAATGCCAGTGGTGATTTAGCTTTATTTAAGAGTAGAGCAAACCAAATATCCGTATCAACAGATCCATCAGACACCGCTAATTTTGGCAGTGAAATCAAATGTGGTGACTCAGATAGAGACATTACAAATTTATTTTCAGCTAATGACAGGTTGTATGTAGGAAGAGAAGATGGTCTCTTTCAGTATTCAAGAAGTGCAAACAAGTTTCTTGATTTACAACCAGAAGCAAACCTTTTTCCAGACGATTCAAACTTTAAATCTGCACAAGGTAGATCAGGTGCAATATTTGCAGGTGGTGGTGACCAAGCATTTTTTAGAATTGATGTTGGAAACTTTGATGGATCTTATGTATTTACAGATCTATCGTATATATTTAAGGCTCCTGCGTTCAGAGGATTTGGTGGAAGAGTAACAGCTCTAACGCAAGATAGAAATAACCTCTTTGTCGCACTAGCAGATGATTTAGCATCTGAGAGTTCAGGTTTCCCGTACACTTTCCCTTATTCTTTCTCAGGAGCCAACCTATCAAGAACAGTCAAACTTCTTTCTGTAAGAACACAACAAGAAGAACCTGGTAGTCGTTCAGAAGATGTACCTCATACTATTGCAAGTTTTGATGTATCAGATATAAACGCTATGGGTAAATTCAAAGGTTCGGAAAGAACAAGCCTATTTGTGCTTGGTAATCTTATTAACGATGACTCATCTGATAGCAATAACAATAGAGAGCCTAGAGCTTTTAGAATAAGGATGCCTATAAGAAACGAAAACCCTGCACTTAACTCTGTAATTGAACACAGACTTACTGGGGAGTTTTATACACCTTATGTAAACTTTAACTATCCTGACATAAATAAATCAGCGATAAAACTAACACTTACAGGATCAAACTTGTCATCAAGTAAAAATGTACAAGTATTTTATAAAGTAGACGATGACACCGACAATGACAATATAGGTTGGAATACATTTGGAGACGGAACAGTTACATCTACAGGCCAAACTCTTGTAGGTGACTTTGCATCTGCATTGATTAACTTTGACAGAATTAGATTTAAACTTGTATTTACAACAGATGATATTGCGGTATCACCAAGAATAAACTCACTTGTATTTCACGCTGCATGGAATCCAATCGATTACAGAAGATGGACAGCAGTTATTAAATTATCAGATAAAAGGTCAATGCAACTTAGAAGAGTAAGGACAAGCACTGTACTATCTACAGATGTTTCTACCTTAGAGACACTAAGAAAAG